CAGCATTACCTTCCGCAACTACTGGTGGTGCAGGGGCTAGAGCTTTTGTTTCTGATGCGACTGCTACAACCTTCGCGTCTATTGTTGCAGGTGGAGGGGCAAATAATGTTCCTGTATATTCTAATGGTACTAATTGGTTGATTGGATAATATAATATGGCAACATTATATTGGGGGCCTTCAGGCGGTTCTTCTACTGGAACATGGAACGCAGCCACAATAACAAACTGGTTTACTGACATAGGTAGAATTACCCCCTCATTGTCTGCACCTACTTTAGCAGACGATGTTGTTTTTGATGGCAGTTCAGATAATAGTGCTATTTTTACCGTAACTGTAGGTGCAGGGGCTACGTGTAAAAATCTAACTATTTCAGGGTTAGACAGAGTAATGACTTGGGCGTTAAATGCTGAAACTTTAATTTATGGAAGTTTAAATGTTTCACCAACTAATCTTACTAGAAGTGGGTTTAATTTTTTAACCTTTAAATCTACGTCATTAGGTAATACTATTACAACTAATGGGTTAAGTTTTACTAATAGATTTAACTTTGATGGCGTGGGCGGGTCTTGGATTCTTCAAGATAATGTTACCAATACTCAAGAGTTATATTTAACTAATGGATTATTAGACTTAAATAGTAAGTCATTTAGTGCTAATTTAATGGCAGCCTCTAATTCAAATGTAAGATCTATTGCATTTGGTGCAACAGGTAATATTACTTTAACAGGCAATGCAACTAATATTATGGGGTTTCAAAACGCCACTAATTTTACCTATACAGGGACTTCATCAATAATTTGTAACTATGCGGGTGCAACAGGGGGTAGAAATATATTATTTGGTTCTTCTTCAGGAGGAACAGAAGCTAATGCGTTAAACATTAGCGTAACTGCTGGAACAGATGTAATTTTATTTTCTGTAGTTAAAAATATAACTTTAACTGGATTTAGCGGAACAATTACAAATGCTTCTAGTAGAATTTTTGGTAACTTAACGATTCCAAGTGGCGTAACGTATACTGCAAATGCAAATGCAATGTCATTTTCGGCTACTTCAGGAATACAACAAATTACAACTAATAGTGTAGTAATTAATGGGCCTATAACTCAAGATGGCGTAGGCGGTACTGTTCAGTTACAAGACAACTTAACATTAGGTGCTACTCGTACATTTACATTAACTAACGGTGCGTTAGATTTATCTAGCGGTAATAGAACATTAAGCACAGGATTGTTTGCATCTACCAATTCAAATACTAGAGTTATTGCATTTGGTACAGGTAACATAACAACGACTGGATCAGGCACAGTTTGGAATACTTCATCAACTACAGGGTTTACCTATACAGGAACACCAACAGTCAATATATCAAATAACTCTGCTACGGCAACGACTGTATCTACTGGGGCAATGACGCAAGCACAAGCGTTAAACTTTAACTATACAACTGGAACTTACACGCTTACTGATACGGCGGCTGTCTATAAGTCTGTAAACTTTACAGGCTTTACAGGTACTATTCCTAACTCTGTCAGAACTATATATGGTGGAGCTACTTTTGTAGCAGGAATGACTTTAACTGCTGGTGCTAACGCCACAACCTTTGCCGCCACTAGCGGTACGCATAACATTACTACTGCTGCAAAAACATTAGACTTCCCAATTACATTTTTTGGTCTTGGTGGTACTTTTGCTTTTCAAGATGCTTTAACTCAAGGGGCTACTAGGGCTTTTACTATTACCGCAGGAACAATACAATTAAAAGCTAGTGTAACATCTACTACAGGCGTATTTACTACAACAGGCGCAAGTCAGAAGTTTTTACAATCTACACTTGCTGGCACACAGGCCACATTGACCCAATCATCAGGATCAGTTGACGCTTCACACTTAACAATACAAGATATTAATGCTATTGGTGGTGCTACATGGTTAGCGTATACAGACCAAGACAATATTGACGCAGGCAATGTAGATGGATGGGATTTTGGTATATCACCTGTTGTTGGCGCCGTTGAATATACCTACGCACTTAGAACATTTACACAACCGAGGAGATTTTAAATGAGTATGAATTTAAAAGCAGTAACTACGTGCTTTGGCTATCAACAAATTACAGTAGATAGCGCTAAAAACTTAACTGTTCCGCTTGTATCGCCTGAAGGCTTAAATGCTAAACCTACTTTTGCGATAATTGTAGCTGAAGGCGCAGCGGTGCGTTGGAGAGATGATAATACTGCACCTACGACTACAGTAGGTATGCCACTTGCAATTGGTGTACCCTTGCAATATGATGGTGACTTGAATAAAATTAAATTTATTCAGCAAGCAGCAACAGGCATTATTAATATTAGCTATTATAGCTAAAAGTTTAAACCGTATCGGTAAGGTTAACCGAGATTCCGTTAAGGGATAATAAAATGAGTGACGATGTTGAATTAGCGGTAGTACCCGCGCCAGTAGAGGAAGTTACGACAGCTCCCGAATCTGATGCAGTAGCAGTAGAAGTGTCGGAAGAAAGCCAAGCAGCAAAGACATTCTCGCAAGAGGAACTTGATGCCGCTATTGGTAAACGCTTGGCAAGAGAACAGCGTAAATGGGAAAGAGAACGTGCGGTTACGCCAGTTGCTCCTACTGAAGCGCCTACGGTTGACCAGTATGATACAGTTGAAGCCTATGCAGATGCACTTGCAGAACAGAAAGCTGAACAATTACTAGCCAAACGTGAGCAAAGTAGACAGCAGTCTGAACTAATTGAGGCGTATCACGATAGAGAAGAAGAAGCGCGGGCTAAATATGACGACTTTGAACAAGTTGCCTACAACCCGAACTTACGAATCACTAACGCAATGGCAGAATCTATCCAATCTTCGGATATTGGGCCTGATGTAGCTTACTACTTAGGTGCAAATCCAAAAGAAGCCGATAGAATATCCCGTTTATCACCTCTAATCCAAGCTAAAGAAATAGGGCGTATTGAAGCCAATTTGACTTCTAATCCGCCAGTTAAAAAAACGTCTAGCGCACCAGCCCCAATTGCGCCTGTGACAGCTCGCGGAGGTAACTCTGCCAACTACGATACAACTGACCCACGCTCAATTAAAACAATGAGTACGTCAGAATGGATTGCAGCGGAAAGAGCTAGACAGGTTAAGAAGGCGGAGAGCAACGACAAATATCGCTAATTTTATAAAAAGGAAGTCAATATGTCTAACTCACTTTTAACCATTGACATGATCACCCGCAAATCGCTGGAGATCTTGGAAAACAACCTTGTTCTTACCCGTAACGTAAATCGTGCCTACGATGACAGCTTTGCTGTTGAAGGCGCTAAAATTGGTTCTACATTGCGTATCCGTTTACCTGACCGCGCGTTGGTAACTGACGGTGCTGCCTTGCAAGTGCAAGACGACAACGAGCAATACACAACCTTGGCTGTATCTAGCCAAAAACACATTGGTGTTAACTTCACCTCTGCTGAATTAACTATGCAATTAGATGACTTTGCGGAACGTGTACTTAAACCACGCGTATCTCAATTAGCATCTACTATTGACGCTGATGTAGCTAATGCTTACAAAGGTATCTATGCTTCAGTTGGTACACCAGGCACTACACCTGCAACTTCATTAGTATTGTTACAAGCTCAACAAAAATTGAACGAGTATGCAACACCTATGAATGAGCGTTTTGCTACAGTTAACCCTGCTGCTAATGCTGGTTTAGTTGAAGGCATGAAAGGCTTTTTCAATCCTACTAACACTATCTCTCGTCAATTTACTACTGGCATGATGGGTACTGGCGTTTTAGGCTATGACGAAGTTAATATGTCACAATCAATCCTTAATCACACTACAGGCTCACGCGTTGTAGCTGATGCGGCTGCGATTAAAACAACGATTGCTACACAAGGTGCTACTACATTAACTATTAAATCAGTTACTAATGCTAAAACTTTAGTTGTTGGTGATGTATTTACAGTTGCTGCGGTGTATGCAGTTAACCCACAAACACGTCAATCAACAGGGTCATTACAACAATTCGTTGTAACTGCATTAAACACTTCAGCAGGTACTGAGTTCGTTGATGTTGCAGTTCAACCACCAATGTACACTGCGGCTAATGCACTTGCTACAATTGATGCTTTCCCTCAAGCAGACGCGTTAATCACTTATGTTGGTGCAGCTTCAACTGGCTATGCTCAAAACTTGGTTTACAACAAAAATGCCATTACTTTTGCAACGGCTGACTTGTTACTACCTCAAGGTGTTGATATGGCTTCACGTCAAGTTCATAACGGTATCTCATTACGTATCGTGCGTCAGTACGATATTAACAATGACCGTTTACCTTGCCGTATTGATGTATTGTACGGTTACTCAACAATCCGCCCACAAATGGCGGCGCGTATTTGGGGATAAAATTATGAGCTACGTTCTTGGTAATCTAGTAACACAATCGGTTATCAGCGTAACTTTGTCGCCTGCTGAAGTAGCAGCTAATACTTCAGCAGAACAAACTTTTACAGTCAACGGCCTTCGTACTGGTGACTTTGTAAGCCTTAACAAACCTACAGCGCAAGCTGGGTTAGGTATTGTTGGGGCTAGAGTTTCTGCGGCTAATACGTTGGCAATTACGTTTGGTAACTACACTGCGTCTGGCATTACGCCTACTGCGGCTCAAGTTTACTTGGTCTTAGTAGCACGTAAAGACAGCACAATTACAGATGGCAATATTTAAGGAGATTTAAGATGACTTATCAAGTTGGTGATGGTAATACAGGTGAAACTTTAAACGTAGGCCGTACAGGTGTACCTGTTCAAATTGGTGGCGCTACTACTGCAACTGTTGGCTTTTATGGTGTTACACCAGCAGCACAACAAGCAACAGTAGCCGCTGGCACTGATGCTGCAACAACCCTAACTTGTGCTAATGCTTGCCGTACAGCATTACGCGCAGTAGGTATAATGGCGTAAGAAATGTCGGTACTCATTGCAACACCTTGCTATGATGGTCAGGTTTGTAGTGAGTACCTTCATTCGCTTTTAAAAGCTACTATTACAGTAGACTTTGAGTTAGCGCTTATTACGGGGGTACATTTTATTGATACCGCGCGTGATATTGCCGCAGCTAAATTGCTTGATTCTAAGCACGAATATTTAATGTTTATTGATTCAGATTTAGGCTGGAATGGTGACGCGATTAATCAATTAATCTCGCACAATAAAGATATAGTAGGTGGCGCTTATCGCATTAAGCACGATACTGAACTTTATCCAGTTGATTATAGAGCCAATGAAACGCAAGACGGGTTGCTACGTGCTAATAGCCTTCCAGGTGGTTTTTTGTGTATCCATAGACGCGTTATTGAACGCATGGCAAGCGCATACCCTAGTTATCAGTTTGTAGTAAAGGATGCGTTTAAACGTATTCCAGCATTATTTAGTAGAGCTTTGTTAGATGACCGCATGGTGTCAGAAGATATAATGTTTTGCAAACGGGCTGTAAAGCCTTTATTGGTAATTTTGCCACCTATTTGGAAGGACAGCAATAATGGTTATCTATTTAAAACACCCTGTACACGGTACTAAGGTAGCGATTGCAGAAAGTGAAGCCGAAGCTGATGCAAAAAATGGATGGGTAGTATATAATCCAAATACGCCTTCTGAAATTGAAGTTGCGGCTCCTGTAAATGGATTGGTAATTAAACGCAGACGGAGCTAACACTATGGCAACAACAGCTTATGACCAAATTTGTGGGGCGTTACGCCTAATCGGACAATTAGCCGAGGGTGAAACACCTACGGCATCAACCGCGCAAGATTCATTATCTGCGCTAAATCAAATGATTGACAGTT